TGGAGCCGCTGTAGACATCGGGTATGACGACCGCAAGGTTGGCGTTGCCATGTGGGACTGGTTTATTAAATATACTTTAGAACTTGGTATTGAAGAAATCCATGACTATGCTTTTGACAAAGATGTCAAAGATGGGAAACCTGGCTATGGAAGAGGCTTCAGGTGCTCAAGAGGCGAAAATTCTAAGGGCATAAAATTATTTACCGTTGACGATAATGCTGGTTCATTCGGGGGCAAGTGGTTGCATTTAGAATTATCTCCTGAAATGGCAAAAGATGCTGCAAAATTTGAAGCAGCGTGGCGGGCACTCCCTAAGCCTGAGTAAGGTAAAATAGCCGTATGGCAGATAACTTTGGCGGATACTACGCCGCTCAACGAGATGAAAATAAGCGCCAACGTGAAGTTGGTGAACTTCTTAAACAACGCCGTTTGCGTGAAGCCCGTGGCGAAGAGATATCTGAAGAAGAACAACAACAATACGAACAACAAATAGAATCTCGTACATTTGGTGCTTACCAAGTAACACCTCTTGCAAACAAACCTGAAAACTATGGTCGTGGTCCAAGCAAGAGTACTCGTGTAGTTGCCCATAAGTTTGTACCAGGTTCTAGGAGTACTGACCAAGCGTTGGGTCGTAAAGTAATCAACTCTGGTACTGTCTATGTAAAGTTTGCTCGCCCTTCTAAACAACAGGGTGGCGATGCAACCTATAAGTATACTAATGTACCTGTTGCTACCTACGAATCTTTTCGTGGTGCAAACTCAAAAGGGCGTTTTATTAACAACCCTCTAGAGTCTTATGGCTATTCAAGAGTTTCACCTAGCAGTGAAGAGTATGGAAGATTTTGTTCTGATTTGTAAATAATATGAAAAAGTTAATTGGTTATGGCTCACTGAGCCTTTTTGTTGCATCATTCCTACTATCACCCGTAGCATTCAGTCTTTGGGGTACTCAAGGTCTTTGGCTTTGTGCCATTACCGCTAACACCTTTGGGCGCATTGTCTTAAAAGACACACTCAATATCCTGCAAGTTGTTGGTCCTGTTTATTGGATTACTCGTGACTATGTTCCTAAAGGCACACGTATTGCAAGTATTGGATTTATGAAGCAGATTGATGAACCATGGCGTGTAGGTACAGGTCTTCATTTAAACTTGTGGAAACGCACTTTTCAAATTGGTATCTGCCATAAACAGCATTACATAAACTCTTTAGATGGTGAATTGTCTGTTGTCGGTGGTAGATTGATGGACACAGCACCTACAGAAATCGGAGCATGGTAATGATTTGGAAGCGCAGTACCCCCACTAAAGAACTTCACCCCCGCATTAAGAAGTTAGACACCCCATCACTTCTGTCATGGATGGATACAACCTTGATGAGCGTAGGAATGGCTTATGATGGCTGGCGTTACAAAGACAAATCTCCTGAGCAGGTAAACGAGGCACTAGATGTCTTGAATGACCTTTGGGAAGAAATTTCTAATAGAAGCATTGACAAATAGGTCTACCTAAATGCTAATATGACAAGAACGAAGATTTCGGTGTTCCCTTTCCACCGAGTCTTCTAGGGGGTCCCACTTTCTTCCCTCCTGTGTGGGACCCCCGACTTCGCCCTTCGTGTATGCTTGAATACGTGACAGTACTTGACGAATCAGAAATTGAAGAATACGAACAGGCGGACGACCTTGATGAAACCTCCGCTGAGTTTCTTGACAACCTAGTTAAAAGGTTAATTATCTTTACAGAAGAGTTCTGTGACGTTGAGTTTTTCCCGTATCAAGTGCCTATTGCTTACCGCTTGATTGAATCCATTGTTATTGGTGATGGTGAAGAAATAACAGTTGTTGCAACCCGTCAGTCAGGTAAGTCAGAAGTTCTTTCTAATGTCTGTGCGTCCCTTATGGTTATCCTTCCTAAGTTGGCAAAGGTCTACCCAACATGGCTTTCTAAGTTTGACAAAGGGTTTTGGGTTGGAGTATTTGCGCCAACTGAAGACCAAGCCGATACCGTCTTTGGTCGTATTGTGACAAAACTGACAAGTGAACATGCACTTCAATTCTTACTTGACCCTGAGATTGACGACAAAGCAGCCTCTGGTGGTTCTCGTGGTAAGGGAAAACTAATCAGTTTAAAGAACGCTGGTTCACTCTGCCGTATGCAGACCTGTAACCCTAAAGCAAAGATTGAGTCTAAGACCTACCACTTCGTCCTTATTGACGAGGCTCAGGAAGCCGATGAGACCATGATTGCTAAGTCAATCAAGCCCATGCTGGCGTTCAACAACGGTTCTATCTGCCTTACTGGCACCGCTACTCGGTACAAGTCTTACTTCTATAAAATGATTCAATATAACAAGCGTAGGTCTGTAGGCGGTAAATCAAAGCGCCAGCAACACTTTGAGTATGACTGGAAGGTAGCGGCTAAATACAACAAGAACTACCTAAACTTTATTTCTAAAGAAAAACTCCGTATTGGGGAAGACTCAGACGAATTCCAGATGTCTTATTGCAACCGTTGGATTCTTGAAAAAGGTATGTTTGTTACTGAAGAGCGCCTAGACCGTATGTACGATGCCTCCATGAATGTTGTGAAACAATGGTGGCGTACACCCGTTGTGGTTGGCATTGACGTAGCCCGTTCAAATGACTCCACGGTTGTAACAGTCGTTTGGGTTGACTGGGACCATCCAGACCCATTTGGGTTCTATGAGCACCGTATTCTCAACTGGCTTGAGATTAACAACGAGGAATGGGAATCACAGTACTTCCAGATTATTGACTTCCTGCGCAACTATGACTGTATGAGAATTGGTGTGGACTCCCAAGGTGTCGGTGGTGCTGTCGCAGAACGTCTACAACTTCTCCTTCCTGACATTGAAGTTCTTGCGGTTACCTCAGATGCTAAGAATCAGAACGAACGTTGGGTACACCTAACAGAACTTATTCAGCGTGACCAACTTGTAATTCCTGGACATTCTAAAGCCCGCAGAATACGAAACTGGAAGCGGTTTAATCAACAAATGTCTGACCTTGAAAAGATTTATCGGGGACCTTATTTGCTTGCGGCTGCTCCTGACGAAAAAGGTGCGTTTGACGACTACCCCGATAGTTTGGCTATTGCTTGTCAAATGAGTACACAGGATACTATGCCGACCATTTTGGTGGCAGATAATCCTTTTTTCCGCTGAAATATGATACCCTTATATACAAGTAACCCCAGTCCCTTTTGGAGGATTTTGTGAACGTAGCACCCGCCCCGATGTTCCCTGAGAAGTCGCCCACCATGTTTGAGCGTGGCTTTGCGCCATCAATCCCTATGAACAAAGGTCCTCTTCGTTTTGAAGAGGGTGTCGCAACTGACACCGATGTTCCTAATGATTTCGCACAAGGCGCATACATGGACACCGCTCCATCGCCATTGCGTATGAACCATAACAACCCAGAGATGTTCTACAAGTACCCAGAGCAGACAATGCAAGAACGTGCTCACGTAGGTGCCGCTTCATGGATTGAAGCCCCTGCGGTCCTCTCAGAGTTCGTACAGGGCGCTGTAGCAGGCGATGGCATGCCAACCTTTGAATATGAGTACAACACGGGTGGACACATGAACCGTCCAAACCCAACTGTAGTTTACGACTAACTAATGGACTACGGCGAAGCACCAACTCCTGGTGCCGCCGAAGACTCTGAACCTGCGCCGTACCAAACGTCACTGCGTATCCAGAGTGCTGAAGGTGGTATACCTATTGCGGCAGTATACGCTGGTTTTAAAACTACGTATAACTTCAAGCCTGCGGCTGCTGCTAGGCGTTTGGCTTTTGCAGAGGCTGCGGCACATTACAAATACTTTGAAGCGGCTACAGCCATTCATAACCCCTTTGTACCACCACGCCGCAGTCCAAAAGGCGGTATTGACCGTCAGCGCCGTTTAACAGGCAATGGTGAAATCTTCACAGACCCACTGGATGCTTTCAAGCCTCAGCGGTTTAAGTCTACAAAACTCAACGACCCTTCACGCCTGACCTACAAATCAGGTGGACCAAGTCGTTGGGAGAAAAAAGGTTTGTCCGCTTACCGTGCGGCTAACAGAGATAACATTGATGGAGTACCCGACTGATGGAAATACCTGAAGAAGCACGCCGCAAAGCCCTACCACTTGCTTTTGATGTACTAAACGAAGTAAGTGAATCAGAACTAAATGCTGTTCCTGTTCACCGTGGGCGTGCTCAGTTTGATAAGTATCTCAAAGATAGAGGTAGGCCAACAGGTATGACTTGGCTTACAAGAGAGAACGCAAAAACTGCAAAAAACAGAACATCTCCAAACCCACTTGCTCGTTTTGCCCTTCAAGCAACTTTTAACCTTAAACCCGCACGTAGTTCTGGGGTTATGGATGTGTGTGGTGCTTGTTCTAGTCCTGGTTGTCGTAGCAACTGTTTGAGTGACTCAGGACGTTTTTCATCTAAGGCTGCTCAAAACACTCAACAAGTACATACAGAATTTATGCACGATGACCCTTTGCATGCGTTGGCTTTAATGCGTGACGAATTTGGACAACTTGCAGAACATGCTTATGCTAATGGTTTGCACCCTGTTGCTAGATTTAACACACTTTCTGATATCCCACATTACCTGCTAAGAAGCGCCCCAGCAATGATTGCACGCTATGCCGAAATACCAAAAGGCATAGATAGACCAGAAGCATTACGTGGTCTGCCTGGTGCTACATTCATGGATTATACAGGTGCTGACATGCGTGGTGCTAGGGGGAAACCCGAACCAGCGCTTCCCTTTCCTAATGTTTTTCTTCACCGTAGTGTTAAAGAGTGGACCACTAACTCACGTATCAAAGAACTTGCAGAACAAGGACTTAACGTTGCGTTGCCTGTAGACCTTGGTAAAACAGATTCAATACCAGGACACATTACTCGTGCAGACCCAGCAGGTGGTGCGTCTATTACTCTTCCTACTTACGACTCAGACAGAGATGACTCAAGATGGGCAGACACCGAGCAAGGACACTTTGGTGTGCTACGTGAAAAGAAGGCAGGCTCCATGCAAGGTAAAGGCGTAACAATTAATGAACACAACAACGAACGTGGATTCATTGTGCCTGCGACTCCTGGAACAGAAGAAATGGTGCCCGTAAGCATTCGTACACGACCTTCTCGCCGTGGCGCTTTCGGAGCATAACTCTTGGACCCTGCAATCGCTTCCATTATTGTCGCCATTATTGGCCTCTTTGGAACTGTTGCCGCTGTTGCCATAAAAGAGTTTAAAGACATGAAGAACACAAACTCTGCTGACCATGGTGTTGTCATGTCAAAACTAAATAAAGTTCAAGACACTGTGGAAAAAGTTGGGGACAGACTTAATAGCCACATTGATACACATCAAAAGAATTAATCTGCTAACATAATCCTGACCACAATCATGTACTAGTTCATGATTCGGAATAAGGTTAGGAAATATGGATAACAAAAAGCCCATGAGCCTCACAGAGGCTTTTGCTAATCCAAAAGCGGGAAGGGACAACACTGACTGTAAGTTGATGCGTATCCGCCCAAATTTGGATTCGCAAGACCAAGAAACTCTTGACAGAGTTGTAGACGCAATCCGCTCAGACATTGGTAACGGTAAATCAAAAACATATAGTGTTTCGTGGTTACACCGTGTTCTTAAAAACTTAGGACAATCAATATCCACAAGTAGCATCCAACGGCACATTAACGGAAGTTGTGGATGTGGGACAACTAACTGAACAGTTTACTCCACAGTATGGTCCATCATGGGACCCAGTACGTCAAGGTCCTGCAATCAAACTTCCAAAAGTTACTGTAAAGTCCACACTTTCTGATTGGAAAAAATGCGTTGTACTACCTGACATTCAAGCAGGTTTCTTCAGAGGACGAGATGGAAACCTCACACCTACTCATGACCCACTTGCTATCTCTTATGCAGTAGCAGTTGTTAAGGCAGAAAAGCCTGACATCATTGCATTAAATGGTGACAACACAGACTTTCCAGAATTTGGTAAGTACCGTCTAAGCCCTGCGTATGCGTTGACAACACAGGCAACCATTGACTACATGACTACCCTTTGTGCACAACTACGAGATGCGGCTCCGTATGCTCGTATTGTTTGGATTGAAGGTAACCACGAGGCACGCCTTACAAACTCAATCTTAGACAATGCAAAAGCATCTTTTGGATTAAAGCAAGGTAACAGACCAGATAGTTTTCCTGTGCTTTCTGTGCCCTTCCTGTGCCGTTTGGACGACTTTGGTGTTGAGTACCTTGCAGGCTATCCAGCAAGCCAACTTTGGCTAAACAACCGCATTAAAGTTATTCATGGTCACAAAGTTGCTTCAGGTGGTTCTACTGCTCACAAGTACTTAAGTACAGAGAAAGTTTCTGTTGTGTATGGACATATCCATCGCCGTGAATGGGCAGAACGCACACGCCAAGATTGGGATGGTGCAAAAACAGTTGCTGCTATTTCATTTGGTTGCCTTGCTCGTGTATCAGGTGAAGTACCTTCAACTAAGGGTGGTATTGACCTTGATGGTCGCCCACTAACCATTGTGGAAGACTGGCAACAAGGCTTAGGGGTAATACACTACAAAGAAGGTGATGGTCCGTTTCATCCTGAAATGCTTCCAATCCACGATGGGACAATGTTTTACAAAGGAAAAGTGTTCGGAGAATGACAACTATTGTTGGAATACAGGGTGATGGTTACGCCATAATTGCTAACGATTCACGCATTTCGGATACTGACTCAAATGGGTTTGTATCACGGATATCTACAGTGCGCCCT